CAGTTAAGGTTGAACAAGAAAGCCAAGCATGCCGTACAAGGGAACAAAAAAGCTCGTTGACGCCGACCGCGGGCGCATCCTGACCAAGCGCCTGCAGGGTAAGACTATGCGCGCGATTGCGGAGGAAGAGGGCTACGACCTTACAACGGTCAAGCGCCAACTCCACGACGCGCGCACGGCCTCGCTCGCCCTGGATCTTAAGTTCCGCAACCGGCCAGAGTTCGAGCGCGGCTTCATGCAGGCTTTCCGCCGCAACGTCAAAATCATCGAAAGCAAAAAAGCAACCAACTCCGAAGCCATTCAGGCCAGCCGAACCATCCTCGCCTTCGTTCTTGCCGGCGAAATTAACGTCAAGCCCGAGCCCTTCGATCCACAAACCAACATGGGGGACTTCACGTATGAGGAACTGAAAGCGTCCTTGCACCGGGATGTAGCGCCGTTTGTTATCGAAATGGAAAAACGCGGATTGACCTTTGATCAGGTCGTAAAAGCCTTACCACCACGGAAACAAAGTGGGAATTGACGGCAGAACAACGCGAAGCACTTTTCACTGACAATCAGGAGTGGGCCAAGGCGATTGCGCGGAAGATCGCCCGCGCGCTTCCCCCCTCCTTCGACTCCGACGACCTCGAGCAAGAGGCTCTGATAGAGCACTGGAAGCGCACACTCGAGTATGAACCCGAGCGCTTTCCAGGCGTCCCTTACAAGGGCTACGCTCACATTTACGTGCGCGCGGCCGTGCTCATGCGCTGCAGGCGCAAGTACTACACCGAAGCCACACGCGACGAGCTCCACTCCGAGATGGTCTACGGAGGGCCGCCAATCGATCAGCAGATTTCCGAACAACGCGAACAAGTCCGCGTCGATAGGCGCACCCGCCGGCGCATCCGCAAAATTAAGCAGCAACTCGCGACCTTCCCCTCCGAGGCCTACCTCGAGGCGTTCCTCGTGCGGCGGCATTACGTCGACGGCGTCGACCTCCTGAGCCTTGCTGCGCTCATTGACAAGCCGCTCGCGGTAACACGCAAGCAGCTCGCCGCGGGCGTGCGTCTGCTCAAGAAGGGCCGCAAGAAATGAGCTCGCTCGCCGACCTTACGCCAGCTCACAAAGCCGAATTCTATGACGCCTTTAACGATCACGCCATCTTTTGCGCGGAATCGCTCAAGCTCCGCGATGAGATAGGTAACATCGTCCCGCTGAAGCTTCGCCCGAACCAGCTCATTACACACAAGAAAATCTCGGGCATTCGAACCAAAGGCCGACCCGTCCGTCTCGTCGTCCTGAAACCCAGGCGCATCACCAATACGGTGGCTATTTGTGCGGAGATGTTTCACGACATCCCGTTCAACACAGGGCGACGCGGCACCATAATAGCCGACAAGTACAACCCAGCCGCAATCGAAGCGCTGGGCTACCTGCAGCAGTTCTCCAACAACTACGTCCCGCTTGTGCGCCACGGTGCAAGCCTGCGCATTCCCCCGCTCATGGCCGACATCCGGGCAGAGCGCGGCCAGGTCAAGGAAGAAGTCCCAGGCCACAAAATCGTGTGGTCCAACAATTCTTTCGTCAACGTCCTCTCAGCGGAAGAAGGCAAAGTCGGGCGCGGCGGCGGCCGTCAGTGGCTCTTGCTCGACGAGGTAGCCTTCTATCGCAACGCCAGCGATACGCTCACTTCAGCTCTCAACATGGTGCCCTACCTACCCGGGACTGGAGTAATCGCGCAATCGACGGCCAACGGCCTAGGAGGCGAGTTTTACGATCTGTGCCAGAAGGCCATGGACCCGGACAACCGATCAGGCTGGGAATTCCTGTTCCTAAGCTGGCTCGAAAACCCGCTTTGGGTGACGCCGTTCGACAACCCGGAAGCGCGCGCAAAATTCCAGGCCAGACTCGACCGCGAGGAAACCACGCTCCGATCAATGCACGGGGCGAGCCTGGAGGCTCTCAACTGGCGGCGCATGAAAGTCGAAACGGAGTGCCGCGGCTCCGTCGAGATCTTTCACCAGGAATACCCGACAACCCCCCTCGAAGCGTTCCTTGCGTCCGGCCGTCCTTACTACTCGACGCCGCACATTGCGCGGCAACCAGTGCGCGACGGTGAAGTCGGCGAGCTCATCACCATCGAAGAATACCCGAACAACCGCCTGCTCTTCGATCCGCGGGAGCGCGGCGGCCTTACCGTCTTCCGCCCTCCGACTCCCGGCGTATTCTATTGCGCGGGTGGCGATCCCTCAAAAGGCAAGGATGTCTCGGAGCGCAAAGACAACTCAAACCCGGACTACTCCGTCCTTTGGATCGGCGAACAGTACACAGGCGAGCAGGTGGCACTCTTCCGCGCGCGCGTACGCCCCTTCGAATTCGGGCGCATCACAGCCGACCTTTGCCGGTGGTACAACTACGCGTTCGTCTGCCCGGAAGCAAACGACCCCAGCTACATCGACGCCATCCTCCAAGCCGAGTACCCGACACTGTTGATCTACGACCGAAAGCGCATGCCGGGCGACATGCGCAGCGATAGCCCGGACCAGCTTGGGTACGAAGTGACAACCCAAACCCGACAGTATCTCATCGGCGCGCTGGGTGAGGAGCTTCGTGGCGGCGGCCTCACCATCCGCTCAAAAGTGGCCCAGGGCGAATTCTACACGTTTGTTATCAAGCCGGACGGCAAAGCCGAGCACATGGCCAACGCACACGACGATACCGTAATCGCGGCCGCGCATTTCATCCAAGCCAGGCGCGCTGCGCCGCACCGCAAAGCCAGCTTTTCGCCAGAAGCCGCGGCACGCTCGCACAAACCGCAGAACTACGGCCCGCAAACACGCAAGCCCAAGCGCCCCGAGTACGAAGACTGACCTTAGGACCAACGGCCCATTGCGCGCTCAAAAACATAGAAGCACAATTGCTCATCGGTGAATGATTCACTGATCCAAAAGGAGCCCAATGAAAACGCTTTTATTGCTCGCGTGTACTCTTCAGACTTTCGCTCAATCGGGGCCCAGCCCGGAAAGAACGCCGCCGACGATCAAATGCGATAAGCCCGGCACACACTTGCAGTGGATTTGGGACAATCCCGGCCCTCCGCCCGATTCGTACGGACACTGGGCGTGCGTAGCGGACTAGCAATGACCCACCAGCCACCAATTCACTACGCGCCCGGCGGCAAGCCCTTCTGCAAGGCTCGGCCGCAGCTCAACAAAACCGCTGATTTTGTCGCCTTTGTTCGAGCTGAGGAACCCTGCAAAGCATGCGCTGCCATCATGTTTCGCAAGCTCGACAAGGTCTTTTCGAATAGCCCACAAATAGCACCAAATTCGCAAACCACACATTCTGTTGGCTTTGCAGGGATCTGAATTTTCTTCCATACTGATCTCACCTCCGACAGTAGTAGTACAAACTAAAGGGTGGCAGGCGTTTTTCTCTCCTTTGCCTACCGCCCTCTTTTTTAGGCAATTCACTCACAGGACAAGCGATATGGATGACTTTGGAGATAATATGAAATTCACAGTCGGTGCTTTCGCCGTCGGTTTCCTCCTATTGGTGGCAAACCACAATATTGGGTTTGGGCCGTCCAAATGGTATGAGGGAGCTCGGATAGAATGGGCCAGCGCCGCTCCGCGTTGCGATGGTTGTTTTTGGGACGATCCACCGCACTGTGATTTTGGCTGTAAGAAGATTGTCGGGCAATTCACAGGCGTATGGCCATCGAGCAGTACGGAAATGACCCAGGCGCAACGCTTGGCAGCACAATCAACAACAGCACGACGACGGTAACCCTCAATTCCGCCACCGGTTACCCTTCTTCCGGCCCATTCCGTATCCTCATCGGCTCCGAGCTTATGCAGGTTACGGCCATCAGCGGAACGACCCTGACGGTGGTCCGCGGATCGGAAGGCACGACTGCGGCGAGCCACACTTCAGGCGTGGCGGTAACGCTGGTGCTTTCCGCCGCGGGCCTCTCGGCGATCACGTCAGAGCGGCAAGCCAAGCTCTACACTGACGACACAGTACCCTCTTCTGGCTCCTACACTTGGGTGAACCAGGGTAGCGGCACAGCAACTGATGGCGCGCGCAGGATGATCCTCAACACCGGCGGGTCGACAGTACCGGGTGGCAGCCTTTCTCTGTTCGTTAAGAACATGCCATCCACGCCGTTCGTCATGACCTTCCACGTGATCCCGGAAGCGCCTGGCGTCGCCAACAGTCACGCCGGCGTGTGTGTGTACGATTCGGGCGCTGGTAACGTGATGACCCTGACGCAAGCGTTTACGGGCTCCGGCTGGGTGGTTCAGATGGTCAAATGGAATAGCCCGGCGTCTTTCAATTCGAACCTCGGAGCGAACTCGAGCAGCATCGCGGGAACCGATTTCTATCTGCGGATCGCCAACGACGGAACGAACTTCACGTTCTCCTACAGCCACACTGGGATTGTGTTCTACGCGATGGCTACGATTGGAGTCTCGGCCTTCGGAACGCCCAACAAAATCGGGTACATGCTTTACAGCGACAACGGTTTAGCAACTGTGCTGGGCATTCTCAATGAGACGCTGAACTCGCTCTCGGTGCTCAACTAGAACATAATCCGGTAGCGGGTGCCATCGTTTGCCTGGCAGGCGCCTGTTCCGTGCTTGCGTGGCCCCGCAAGCTTCACGCAAAAGCGAATGTTTTGAGCATGTGGGTTTCCTTTACCGCCAAAGATCGGCCTAAATCCATCAGCCCCTTAGGCTCACCCGGCAATTAAACAGCGTGGCAGGGCAAATTCGTCTCGACAACCAGGAGCAACAGCGGCTCGGGCAGCATATTTGGGACGGGGCGATAGCGGCACGGTCGAACCACGATGCTCGCATTGAGCGGTTTCGCCGCTACTACCGCATGTGGCGCGGTCTTTCGGACCAGCAGGCAACCGACGGCGACGGCAAGAGTTTCGATGTCCCGATGCTCAAATGGATCAACTTCGGGCACTGGTCGCGCGTCATGGCGGCCCTACTTGGCGACGATGCCGAAATCATCGCCAAGCCAACGGCGCCGATCGATGAGAAGCTCGTCAAGAAAGCCGGTATCTACGAGACTTGGCGGGTGTTCGAATACATGAAGGCCACGCCTCAGCTTGCGGCCTGGACCTTCCGCACCGTGCTTTATGGCCGCGCCCATGCCTACTGCCCATATGACCAGGAGCACTTTGTCGCGCGCAATCCCCAAACCGGCAAAATGGAAAAGCAGCTTTCCTACGATGGCCCGCGGACAATCTCGCTCAGCCCCTCGGAAATCATCCTGCCGGCACAGGTAGGTGTGCAGCATGTTTCAGATTTCGATTGGAAGATACGGCGCCTGCAGGGAGTGACCCCCCAGGAGTTGCTCGACGGTGAAAACGAGGGGATCTACTTCGGGATCAAAGACCGCTGGAATGAAATCATGGCGTTCGCCGAGCAGCGGCAGGAACGCGACTACTGGCTCGATGACGAGCAGATTGACCAGGATATTGCTGAAGGCGTGAACCACTACAGCCTAATGGGGGCGCGCGACACGCTCGAGGTTTGGAAGTGGTACGGCAAATGGCGCATGAAGCGCGGAGAACACGACTCTTCACCGAATGACATCCTATATCGCGCGCTTGAGCAAAGCGAAATCCTCGTTTCCTACCTGCCTCGGCTGCAGATGGTTATCGGCGTCCAGGACCTTCGCGAGCTTTACCCGGTAACCAAGAAGCGAGATCCGTTCTGTGACATAGGCCTAACTAAAGACGGCTCTTACTGGTGCCCAGGCGTGGGCGAATTGATAGAGGCCCTACAGCGCAAAAGCACAGCCAACTACGCGCTGTTCGAGCGTGCTGGCAAGTTCAGCGTAGGCCCGGTGATCTTCTACAAGCCGACTGCGGGCAACTTCGACCCAGACACGTTCGTCTATGCGCCGAACACAGCCGTGCCGACCGAGGACCCGGGCAGCATTCAAATCGTCAACATGAAGGCCGATTTGAGCTTCTCGGAGCAAAATCAGCAGGCCTTGTCTGGCTTCGCGGAGAAAGTCACCGGCATTTCTGACCAGACCTTAGGTCAGTCCATAGACCGCCCGAACGCACCACGCACAGCGGCCGGACAGATGGCGCTGATCGAGCAGGGCAACGTGCGCGCCTCGCTCGATATGTCTTTCATCCAGGATGATTTGAGCCAGTGGCTTGAATGGATCTGGGGCCTTGACCGCACGTTCGCCGGTGACGAAATCTTCTTCCGCGTGACGGGCGACGATGCCAACGGCCTTTTCGACACCGATAAAGGCTTCGGCAAAATGACAGCCGAGGAGCGGCAACACCAGTTTGACTTTCAACTTAAGTTCGCGAACTCGGTTTGGTCGAAGGAAGCCAAAAAGCAACAGGTAGTCCAGCTCTACCAGATGGCGATGGCGAACCCCCTTTGCCAGCAGAACCCGCGGGCCTTGTGGATGTTGCTCGATAAGGTCTGGAAGGCGCTCGGCGATAGCTCGTTCTCTGAAATCATTCCGGCCCCTCCTGAAGTGGACACGCCGATTTCGCCGACCGAAGAATGGTCGATGGCGCTCCGCGGCGAGGACATCCATGTCAATCCGCTCGACGACGATCAGGCGCACTTAATCGACCACCGCAAGCGGCTCGACATGGAGCAGTCCGAGGACCCCGAGAAACGGGACCAGCAGGCCGAGGCCATCATGGTGCAGCACATCATGGAGCACCACGCGCAAATGCGGCAAAAGCAGGTTCTTGCGGCCATCGCGCAAAAGATCCAGCAGGAGCTCCAGCAGCAGAACGCTACTTCTGGCGTGGGCCCGGTGCAGCCTCAGAACCCGATGCCTATACAGGGCGCGCCACCGCAGGGGCAACCGGACCAGGGCGGTGGACAGCCCACGGGCCCGGCGGCCGCGGCACAGGTAGCTGGCCCGCAGGGCATCGGAGGCCCGCCAAGTGCGTAAGCGCAAAGAGCTCGACATGATGGACCTCGAGCTCATCGACCAGATGTTAGGTTCGCGCGGCTGGCAGCTTTACTCACAGCGGATCGAGCGGACCATTCAGGGCAAGATGTCGGACCTAGCGCGGGATGTCGACCAAATCCAAACGGCAAAGCTCCGCGGATTCATTGAAGCGCTCATGGTGGTCCAGAAACTCCCGGCAATTCTCAAGGCAGAGGCCAGGCGTACGCCGACCGCGAAAGAGGTGCAAGAGTGAATCAAGAAAAACTTCAGCAGGTCGTCGACGGCATGCAGCAGATAGCGGAGTCTGATCATAATCCAGATCACACTCACAGCAAAATACACGCGATCGCCGTAGCTATCGGGGAAATCGCAAAAGGTCTACTCGATGGCTTTCTGCAGGCCGAAGTAGGAAAGAGGTAACAAAATGAACGCTCACCCAGGGTTTAAGGCCGTGCAGGGCAAGATAGAGAAAGAGGGCTACTCGAAAGGTGCCGCGGGAGCGATCCTGGCCAGTCGCACGCGCAACGCCTCAGCGGCCGCCAAGAAGAAGAATCCGCGGCTCAACAAGGTGAAGAGCGCAGCCCCCAAGGGCGCCGTGCAGGGCGGCGCCGACAAGATGGCCAAGAACATGATGGAAGGCTACTAGCGGTTGCCATGCCGTTTGCGCACGTGCCCACGCTCGACGAGCTCTACAACGCGCTCAATCAGCCGAGCGATACGACGTTCTCGACATCCTTCGGCGCGGTGCGTTTGTTCTATTTTATGCAGTGCATTCGCTGGATTCAGTACTGTCAGGCTCAGGACAAAATCTTTACAATCGACGAGTACACAGCCGTAGGGAGATCATAACTTTATGGGGTGGCTTTCCGATATCCTCAACAAACAATCGGCCAAGATGGACGCTCCCAATGCTCAGGCGAATGCTGGCAAGCTCCCGCAGGGCAACCAGGACGCCGGTATCGACATGGCGGCCGAGGCCAGGAAGTCGGCGGCGCGAATGAAGCCACCGACGCCCACAGCAGCAGCCCCGATGCCCCTCAAGAAAAAGAAACCGCTTACGCCTGCCGACCAAATCGGCAAGCAGATGCTCGACCAATGATCTTCTGGCAACGCGTGTTTCCGCCCTGCGCCTGCGGATGCTGGCTCAAGCGATACATCCGGGTCGAGCGGCTTTTACCTGATGGTGTCGGCTTCATTCTGCACATGAGTCTCAACTAAACATGCCTCTTGAAATCTTCGGGATCAGCACGGTAACCGGTAGCACTGCCGTACCAATCATCGGTGAGAAGTGCCACTACTGCCAAAAGACGCGACCCTACGCCGACATGAATAAGATGGGCGAATCGATTCGAATTTGTATCGATTGCCTGGCCAAGCACAACAAGGCGATGGAAGCGCTCGAAACCGGCGAGCTCCCTGAAGTATGCGCAGAGTGCGGCAAGACGCGCGAAACGCTCGAGGCCGAGTCTCCCGGCGATCAGGTGCCGATGTACCTACACATGCTCGAAGGCGTTTACGTGCTCGTCTGCCGGGCGTGCAACGTGAAGATCACGCACAAGCGAAAAGAGATGTACCGACCCACGCGTTTCGGATGGGAGCAGAAAATTTAGTGGCAATTAGTTGAGTGAATGCCACTCGATTCCATTGAAATCCCCATGGATGAGCAGGCCGACCAGAGAGATCCTGGCGCGCCTCGCGAGTACTCCAACGATCCGGTAGACCAGGAAACCGCCAAATCGGCCGATCAATCCCGCATTGAAGCGCTCGAAAAGGACGTCGAAGCCGCAAGACGCGAAGCGCGCGAGCGTGCCGACTCCGAGCGTTACTGGGCGGAGAAGGCCCGCACTGCTGAACGCAATCAGCCGCAAGCCGACGAAGAGGACGAGGAGGACGAGCCAACTCCCCGGCGTGCGGCCGCTAAAGACGACGACAACCCTGACGAACTGCTCGAGGACCTTTCGAAAGAGGGTCTCAAGGGCTTACTCAAGCGCGGCGTCATCACGGAAGATCAGCTAGAAGCCGAACTCGACAAGCGTGTCCTAGCGATCGAGCAGCGGCTCGAAGCCCGGCTCCAGAACACGAACCAGGCACAACAATTCGATTCGGCCATCAAGGAAGACTTCCCGGAAGTCTACGCCGATGGCAAGAAGATGCAGGCGTGGCTCGACGGTGGCCGCAAGGGCGATCAGCCGGAGATGGGCGATCACTATCAAGCCGCGGCGAATCTTTACCGCGAAATGATGGCCGACAATCCCGATGCCGATATCAAAGCCTCGCGAGCCATGTTCAAGGCGGCAGTCAAGGCAGCCAATAAGCAGGTGGATGGGAGCAGGAAAGTGCAACAGCGCAACTCTCAGGAAGATGACCGATCAGAGCGAATCGCGGCCCAGCGCGGAGAACGGCGCCGTAGCGGCGGAACTGACGACGTGGACCTCGGCGGCCGGACGTTCTCGCGCCAAGCGCAAGAAGTCATGAAGCACCTGGGCGTTAAGCCCGAGGATTACGGAAAGCACCAGGATCGGAGGGCGCGCCGTGCCTCCAACTAACCTCAGACGAGACGCCCGCGGCCGCTTACTCCCCAAAGAGAAAGCGCCGACATCTACCGGCTTCGGAGAGTCAAAAACATTCAATGCTCCCGAGGGGACCTTCCCGGACGATCCAGTCAGGGAAAGCTTTACGCTCGGCGGTGAGCCTCTAACGGTAGCCCAAGCTGCACTCATCCCGTTCGCAATGACTGACCAGGGACGCGCCGAAAAGGCCCAACAGGTCGAAGCTAATGGCGGTTACGCTCAGGTGGAATTCCTTCGCGAGAAAGTCGAGCTACCCGGCGGGATTGCTCCCGATGGAACCCACGTTCCTTCGATGACTCTCGATCTTCAGGCCGACGAAGAAGGTAAGGGCCTGCAGAAGTTCGCAGACCTTCTCAAGGACGGCATCCAGCCCTGGGACGTTGAGGGCGGCGACGTCTTCGGCGAAGCCAAGCGCCTTTACGAGCGGCCCGGCTACCGGATTAGAGCGCTTTCAAAACGCACGATCGACACGCGCGGTATGCGTGGATGGTCTCCGGTTAGGGACAAGAACGGCAAAGTTGCGATGGTTGGCAATATGATCGTAGGCGAGATGCCACTTGAACGGGTCAAGCAACGCGACGCGTACATGAAAAAGCAGTCTCACGATCAGATGGTCAGCGCAAACGATAAAGTCCGCGAGCAGGTCGGGCAAATTGCCTCGGCTTCCAAGCTGGACCGGGTGGCGCGCAAGAAAGGGCAGGAGCTCGACCGCGGCATGACTTCATTCCGCGGCGATGCGGCTGAAATGTCGGACAGCGATTTCGCTCAAGACATCAACTTGGCGCCTGTCAATTACTAGTCAGCAAGAAGCGTACGGCTTTCAGTGGTTTTTAACCCCGCCGGGCGCGTGGCGATTCCCCACGAAAAGTAAGAAGTCCGAAACTTTTTCGAGGAGGAATCTATGGCCAATCCTACCCAGCCCTTTGGTCTCCGACCGCTGGGACGGAACTACGACGGCGGCCAGCCGCAAACTCACCCTTACACCAAAGCGGTGGGCTACGCTCAGGCCATCTTCGTTTACGATCCGGTTACGTTGCTTGCCGGAGTCTTAAATGGTCCCGCAAGCGGCATCACAGCAGGCACTACCCGTTTTCTGGGTGTTGCTCTCAAATTTTCAGCGGCTTCGACGGCCGACTCGCTCATTGTGGTTGACAACCCCACGGCGATCTTCGCGGTTCGCGGTGATGGAACCGGGGGTGGCGGCAACGTCATTTCGGCGGCGACGATGGGCTACAACGGCAATCTGACGTTCGGCACCGCAGGCGGCACGGTGGTCCGCTTGATTTCAGGCGCAGCGCTTGCCGAATCCACCATTGCAACCACTTCGACGCTCGACGTCAAAATGGACAATCTTCTCAACTCACCAGACAACGCATTCGGCGTCAACGCGGTGGTTGAGGTGATGTTCAATAAACATCTCAAATCACGGGAGGTCACCGTTACCTAGTAGGCGGCCAAAAGCCATCCACCAGGGAGGAAAAACTTTATGGAAGTTACAGGCAATCTCTCAGATTTCTACGGACAGACAATGCTACCGGCGCTCGAGGCGGTCGTCGACCGCGGCTTCAAAGCGTTCCCGGTTCAGTACACGCAAATCTTCAACGTTCGCACTTCGAACCGCTCAATTGAGCAAAGTTCGCAGGTGTCAGGCGTTGGACGCTTCCTGCCACTGGCAGAGGGTGAAGCCGTGCGGCGCGACCAGCCCGTACAAGGCTTCAAGCAGACCTTTGTGCATACCCGCTGGGGCCTTTCCGTTCCGGTCACGGTCGACGTGGTCGAGGACGATAAATGGGACCTTATTGGCAATATGCATAAAGATCTTGGTTGGAGTTGCCAAGAAACGCAGGAACTTGACGCCGTCAGCACCTTCAATAACGGCTTCGATCCGACCTATCCCGGACCCGATGGCGTGGCCCTGTTCTCAGCCTCTCACCCGCTCTACAAAGCGGGCGGGACGCAGAGCAATGTGCTCACGACCGCGGCTGATCTCGACATGATGCCCTTGCAGCAGATGCTCACCCAGTTCCGCTTGCAGAAGCGGGCCTCGGGCGAGTATATCCACCTGCCAGCGCGCAATCTGGTAATCCATCCGAATAATGTTTGGATCGCTCACGCACTCACGCGCTCGGGGGACGATCCGACGACCTCCGATCGTTCGACCAATCCTCTCGGCGCGGCGCTGGATGGCATGCCCAAGCCGTTCGCTTGGAACTATCTGACGGACGCCGATGCGTGGTTTATCACGGCTCCGCCGGAGCAAACCGAGCTCATCTGGTATTGGCGCAAAAAGCCCTACACCAAGAGCTGGACCGATGATGACACCGAAGTTGGCGTCACTGCGATGCGGTACAAGAAATCGCACGGATGGCGCTCGTTCTATGGCGTGATGGGCACGCCGGGCGTTTAGGGCGCAACCCTAAGAAGACGGTAGGGGCTACGCTCGGGGGAGGGTGGCCCGCTCCGTTCGCCCAAGGACAAGGACAAGGATTCAGGAGGGTTTTATATGGCAGGCCTCATCGGGACCAAATCAGGAACGGAGCTCCGGTCGCCGCTTCGCCTCTTCAAGCCGGCATACAGCCATCTCGGCTCAAACGTCGGTGCAAAAGACATCGTGACTGCGGTTGATTTCGTGCACCTATCGCTGACCTCGGCGCAAATAAAGGCGCTTAGCGCTTCGCCAATTCTGGCGATCAAGCCGCCGACGCCTCCAGGAACTGGCATCGTCATTGACGACGTGACCGCCAACTACAAGTACGGGACCACGCAATACGCTGCCGGTGGAGCGATCCAGGTAGGCTACGGGGCAGGCCTTTCCGTGATTGCGGCGTCTATCGCGGCAACGTTTCTAACGGCGCCCGTTGCGAACCAGGCCATCAAGGTGATTGGTTCTCTCGCTTCGAATCTCTCGAGCGCGGTGCTCAACCAGGGCGTGTATATCAACAACGCAACCGGTGCGTTCACGACGGGCGACGGGACGCTCGATCTTTGGATCTTCTACACGCGCCTCCCGATGGTGTAAAACATGGCAGGCTTTTACCCGAACAAGTACAGCCGGACGACCATCTCGAATGGCACGGCGCTTTCGCCCGCCGTGCTTGCGGCCGGTAAACTCACCGGCATCCAGATGCCAGCGGCGTGGACCGCAGCCGACATCACATTTCAGGGCAGCGTAGACGGCGTGACGTTCTACGATATGTTCGATTCGACTGGCACGGAAGTTGATTTGACAGTGGCGGCAAGCCGTTACGTGGCGATCAATCCGCCTATCGAGGTTTCGCCCTATATCAAAGTGCGCAGCGGCACGACGGGGACACCCGTGAACCAGGCTGCAGACCGGCAGGTTATTTTGCACTTCCGCAAAGACCCGATTCCCGAGACATAGGAGCTCTATGAAACGCGTTCTACTTGGCCTGGCGATCCTACTGGGCCTTTCTTCTTCTGTGCAGGGTCAATTGCCTGTAACGGCCAACCGGATTATACGCGGGTTTGGAGTGCCTTCGCCGACGCTGTGCAGCATCCTCGCGCACGTGGGTAAGGTGTACATCCGGCTGGATGCGGGGGCGGCAAACTCGTCTTTCTACACCTGCGACAATACGGCGGCGAGCACATACGCGTGGGAGCTTGGCGGAGGTGGCGGCGGAGGCTCGTCGTGCTCGGGGGATATCAACGCCGGGTGCTCAGTAGTGACTAAGACCAACGGTGTGGCGTTTGCTGCTAGCGCGACGACCAACGCGCTCAACGCAACCAACATCAGCAGTGGGACGCTTGCTCCACAGCGGCAGGCCACGCAGGTCTACCCTTGCAATTCGGCAAGTGCTTCGACCACTGCGTACACCTGTACAACTGGATACTCTTTAGGGGCTTATGCGGACGGACAGGTTTTTATGTGGAGACCTGATGTCTCGTGTGCGGGTGGAGCAACCACGCTGAATGTGGATGGACTCGGAGCCAAGAGCATCTTTACTCCTACGACTTCGAACCCCACGGCGCCTTACTGCTCGGTTGCGATACCCAGCTCAAGCGCGGGACCTTACATCCCCCTCGTCTACAACGCCGCCGAGTCTGGCTTCTACATAGAAGGCATCTTTCTGCCGGGTGTTGGAACGCAATCCACGGCCAATTGCGGTGCGGGAACCATTCTGACCGCTGCCGCATCGGGCGCGATCAATGCCCAGTGCCCGAGCGCCAATGCGACTGTCAGCTCTACCGGCATCATTCAAGGGACCTTCCTCAACACGGGCACTACGGACACAACCGCCCAGATCAACGCCTACCGCACGACCGCCGGCGTGCTGGCCAACATGGTTGGCGATGGGACCTACGCCGATTTCCAGTTCACGAGCTACCGCAATAATCAGAACACCCACGGCCTGTTTCTGAGTCTCGCGGCGCGCGGTACGAAGGCGAGTCCGGTAACGACTCCCGCCGGAGATAGTCTGTTTTCTATCCGTGCATCTGGATATGGCGCATCGGACTTCGGAGACATTCTGGTCGACGATAGTGCGGCTATAGATTTAGTTTCTGCAGCATCTTTCACGAACACTAGTTTCCCTGGACGCGTCTGGCTTAGGACGCTTGATGCTTCTGGTGCGCCTAGCTGTTCGTCCGCACTGTGTGTCCGCCTTGTGGCCTTCGAGAACGGTGATATCATGACCGGATCTACCGTTGGCGGCATCGCCGCTGGTGCGGGTCTTGATGTGGCGCGCAACGACTACACAACTAACATCACTTTCCGGGTGTATTCAAATCAGCAAGACCAAGCAGGTATCACTCGCGCACAGATTCGCGAGGGCCCTTCACAGTCAACCAATGAGGTCTTTGGCGTGTACGCGAGCAATGGGACCACAAAGCGTATAGACGTGACTAACAACATCTTCAATG